GCTTGTAGCCACGATTCATCAAGTGCGTTCTCTGAGTCAATTAATACTACAAAGATACCTTGATCTTGTGCGTGTTTTACAATGTTACCGGCACAAAAGTAACTTTTACCTGCGCCCGATTCACCTGCGAACACTGTTACCTTACCTAATGGAACACCTCTGTGAAAGTCTCCACTAATAAGATAGTTAAGTGCATATGAGCCTGTTGAGATCCAATCTGTAGGATCGTTAAAGCCGCTACTCATGCCTGAGATACTTTTAGTTAAGTCCTTACGGAACTTACTAACATCAAACGATTTAGCCATAGTTTCTCCTTGTTTAAAGCTAATATAGGGGATATTTCACCCCTACACATTATTTTTATTTTATGATTGACGTGCTCTAATCATTGACAAGATGTCTTCTGCTTTACCATCATTTGCCGGAGCCGCCGCTGGTGTTGCTTCTGCTACTGGAGCAGGTGCTACTGGTGCCGCCTCTGGTGTTGGTGCCGCTTCTGGTGCGCTCTGACTAGTAGCAGTCGCTTGTGGACTTGCCGCCTTTGTCGGATCACCTGTTCTTGCCGCCATACCTGATGGTCTAAAGTAATTGCTCCAACGATCTGGATCATATGCTTCACCATCTACTGATGCTTCAAACATTTCTTGCATTACTTTTACTTCAACATCACCTGGCTTCTTAGGTAAGAAGTCTGATAAGTTAAACAAACCATTAGTTTCAATAGCTTTCATTTCAACGTCAGTTAATGGACGCTCTCTACGTGCCCAATTACTTGTGCTATAGTCTGCGTATCCACCTTTTGAAGTTTTATTAAGACGGAAGTCTACACCAGCAGTATAATCTGTTGGTAATTCTTCCATATCAGGATCCATAAGTGCCTGCTTAATAATTTGAAAGATTTGCGGTCCAATGATAAAACGTCTAATTGGATTTTCTGGAGTGTTATCGTCTGATAGTGGATTATCAGTTACGTAACCTTGGAATACGTATGAACGCTTTTTCCAATACTTACGACCCATGTCTTCAAGACTTGCGTCTTTAAACCATCCACGTACCTCGTTTAGGATATTACAAGTTTCGCCATACATTTCCATACATGGTACTTGTACTTGTACTGGACGTGATCCAGTATCGCCTTTTACTCCGCTAAATGGAAGTTTGATCATCAAACGTTCTTTCCAAAAGAAAGTATTTGATTCATCGCCATCTGGCAAGAATCTTAGAGTCGAGCTCTGTCCTTCTGCCATATTCCAAAATGGGTAAATTGCGTTGTCGCCACCTGATGATCGATTGCCACCGGTGTTTGCTTCTTGTTCTTTAAGTTTAGCTCTAATTTCTGCTAATGATGCCATAGTTATGCCTCCTATATGTTATGCCTATGTGCTGAGTAACAACATTGTTACCCTTTGTGCCTTAATTACGTACAGCACTATATGTATTGTACGCTATTACTTATTAAAAGTCAACCTTTATTTTGCCTTTTTTGGATAAAATGTTTAAACGCCAGCTAATTGCTGAATTCTAGCCATTTCATCGTCTTGCCCTTTAAGTAATTCTACCATTACTTTCTGGGCTTCTTCAACAGCATTATCACCATACTTCTTTTGTACTGATGTTATTACTGCTGTTTCTCCTTTCGGAAAACTATTTTCAACGTAGTCGTACATGCTTTTAACATATTCATCTAGTTCGACATCGTTCTTTTGTTCTATTTCACTATCTGGTGCTGAATCACTATCAGCTAAAATTTTATCTGCTGTAGCTTTATTCATTGTACATTTATGCATTTTACCAGAACCTTCTGGATATTCAAATTCTTTACCACCTTTTGACGCACAGTCAGCCGCCGCCATTTTATAATCTTCAAATGCTTGATCTTCATCAAACCCTAATTCAACGTTAGGTTCTTCTTCGTGCTTCGAATTAGAAATAATACTATCTAAATGTGTTTCAAATGATTCATCAGGATCAAGTCCTTCGTCTGCGTCATGAATACCGTTGCCATTATCGTCAACCCAATGTTCGCCGTTTTCGTCATGTACATCATGTTCGCAGTTTGTAGTAGGATTATGCATTGTATCTCCACAATCTTTACAATGATACTCACTGCCCATAGCTTCAGTTTTTTCTTTGCCTTTCATGCTCGACTTGTCAAAGCCTGTGTTATCACATTCTTTACATCCTTTGCCTTCACACTCGTCGCATAGATGTTTTCCAGTACCTTCGCCTAGTAAATCATCTGGACCTAGCTCTTGTGTTTTGTTTGCTTCACTTACTAATTTATATACGTAAGGAAATACATCTTTCAATTCTTCGTTGAACTGTTTGATTGTTAATTGTGCTGTCCAGTCTGTAGCAATATCTTCTGGAACATCTTCTAGTACGGAAGAAGTAAAGTTCTCAGTCATCTCTTTATACTTAGACGGCTTTTGGATATTTTCAATAGTCTTTTTAACTGTGTTTAATCTGTCGTTAACAACATCCATATAACCTGATAAACCTTCAGCCATTACACTTGAGCGATTCATGTATGTCTTAAATTTACGTAGTTTGTTTAATTCTTCTGAAAGTCCAGTAACATGTTTACCGAAGTCATCATATGGCTTTCCGCCTTCACTGACATGTTGTGCCATTGCTCTAGCACCGTTAAGGTGTTTGAACGGATATTTAAATCTTTCGCCTTCGTTGCTTTCGATATAAATTCCAGCAATACTAGTATTACGTCCTGTTGCTGATTCTTGGTTAATTGGCGCAGAATGTTTTACTACCATTCTTGCTGATCCAATGTTTTGAAAACTAGTTCTACTAGTTCCATATAGTTTTGACTCGCTCATTTGTTTCTCCGTACTAAGGTATTCATAATCTCTTTTATCTAGGTTAGACTTTGTAATATCTCTTGTATCAAAATTTAACATTCTTTTCTTAGAAAATGCTCTTACTTCTTTTAAAAAATCAAACCATTTGTTTTTTAAAACATCTTCGCCTTCGCTGAATAAGTTTTTGCTATACATAATAGTAAGACTGTCTTTGTCTAAGTTGATACTTACTTTTTTACCTGGTACAAAATCAAATTCAAAGAATCTTGCTTCTTTTACATCATTAGTAATCTCAGCAGATTCGTTACCAACTGTAACACTAGGGAATCTTCCTCTAATTTTGTTGAATAGCTCATTTGATATTGTGTCAAGGTTTATCATAATAATATTTATCCTAATAGCCGCCTGTTACGAAAATCGGCATTGGTGGTTCATAGTCTTCATAATCCGATTCTGTTTGGTTAAATGTGTTATAAATTCGTGGATCCCAATCTTTTAGTACACTCATCATTCTTAAAGCAAGTAAAGTAGCACTTACTAGATCATCTGTACCCCCTGGTTTTGCTTTAAAACTTGTTCCTGTAGCAACAAACGATTTTAGTTCGGTTATCAATACTTTACTGTTTATTTCAAGTTTATTATTCTCAACCATAGTTTTTAAACGACTACATGCTGTAATCTTAGTACCGTGTGTAGTATTAAATCCTTTGCGGAACTTACGTACATGTCCTTTACGCATAGGTTCACTTACAAATAGTCCGGGTATATTTTCTTCTCCAAAATCGTTAATAACAATAAGTGCGGCTTCTCCAATACTATTGTTTTCAACACTCCAGTATATATTGCTACCGCTATTGCCACAAGACTCTTTAAGATGAGTACATATATCTGTTAGTATACGAATCTGTTGTGGGATCGGTGTTTCGTTATGACGCCATTCAGCAACTTGTTTGTAACTAGGAAGTTCAAACACTTGTATTGCGGCATAGTCTCCGCCTGTACCCATACTAGGGTCTAATGCCACAGCATAATTTTCTTCAGGGGATGGTTTTGCGTACCAGCGTGTTTGTCCCATGTTCATTATAGGCTCTGTGCCTTCCATAGATGACAACTTGATACTATTAATAAGTGTTTCATCAAATACTAAGAATTCACAACCGTATTCGCGTCTAAATCTTTCTTCGCCAATTCTACCAACTTCAGTTTCTTTCCATTCTTCGTCTCTATCAGGATGTTCGTCCCAACTACATGTAAATCCATGAAATCCATTTTCACCTAAAACTTGTTCATTACCGTGTGCGTCAAACTTATTTTGAGAGCCTTTCCAGATAGTAGCAAACGTATCTTCGTCTGAATTAGGTGTACTTGTAATAATAGCACGACCACCTGTTGCTAGTGTAGGTGATATTGATGTCCAAAATTCATCGGCAATTCCTGGGTTAACAAACGCAAACTCATCACAGTATAATAATGATATAGACATACCACGTCCTGTATTACCTGTTGTTGTAGCACTAACAATACGTGATCCGTTTTCAAACTCGATACTTCCTTTATTATAACTTGTAACTCCTGCTCTAATATGATCAGGACATGTTTCGTAAACATATCGTATACGTTGCATAATTTCTTGGGCACCACTGTACTTGTGTGCGGCGATTAGAATAGTTTGATCAGGATGAAACATAGCATACCATGTAAGATAAACTGCGGCAGTAGTTGTCTTACCTGTTTGCCTAGGCAACATGTTTATATTAAATCTAAATTGGTGATATGATTCTAGTAATCTTTCTTGGTACTGATAAGGATCGAATAATAATTTACCTTTTACAGGATGTTGTATAAAAGCAAAATGTTTAGCAAAGTGTAGATAGCCTAAATCCTCATCCATACAATTCATCATGTCTTGGATCTGCTGTTCAGAGAACTTTTCTCTAGTATTTGCCTTTTTGGTGAGGACGCCGTCTAAACTCTTCATATTAGTATTTAACCAAAAAAATAGGACCCGAAGGTCCTATTGAATATTATTAATTAGCTTTGATATTTTTTATAATGTGAATTTAATTCTTCTTTAATCTTGTCTTTTAGTGCCATTGGATTATCTCCGCCTGCTACTTTTGGATAAGATTTTTTCGACTTATTAAGATCATTAGTCGGTGGATTTGTCATATCAGTATATGGAGCATATTCTTCCCCTGGCTCATTAGCATAATCTTCTGATGCTTCTGTATCAAGGCCTGCTCTTGCTTTTAATGAATTTAAGTCATCATCGCCTAGCTCTGGATTTACTTCAATGTCTTCCATTCCACAGCCGCCTGTTTTAAGATCCATATCACCTGGCTTATCATCTTTACCTGGAATTTCTGGATCATCTACAGGTGTTCCTGTCATTACTTTTGGCATTGATAATTTTGGCATTTCTTTGTCTGCCATTCCTGCGTTACCTAAGCCTGCGTTTTTCATCATATCTAATAAATCAGCTACATGATCTTTACCACTTGCGTTTAATGATATATTCATTGTTACCGGATTGCCTTTGTCCATTTCTGGAGCCATAGGCGCTGGCATTGGAAGTGATCCTTCATCTACTGACTCAGTTAGTTTAGTACCTTTTTCAACAGCATCAAAACCTTCTAAGATATTTTTCATATCGCTAAAGTTAGTATCGCCTTTGAAAGGTTTATTACCTACTGATGCGGCATCCATATTTTGTAAGATTTTTTTCATATCCATTATTTACTCCCTACTGGAGACTTGGTGCCTTCAGTGTCTGTTATGTCTGTTGTATCGCCTGCTTTAACATCGGCAATTGGGCTATACTCGTTGGATTTGCGAGCAACCTCTAATTCTTGTAAAAGATCCATTACTCTATTTGCGCCAACATGGTCTTGTGCTTTTGGATCAGCTTGTTCCATTTCTTCTTTAGTAAGTCTTGCTTCGTATGGAGCATCATCTTTTGGTTCTTGATATGCTTCAATTGGATCATTAACTGATCTAACAACAATGTTAGCTGGTGAACAGTTACAACATTGGGCAATGTACTCACCTAACACTTGTGGAGTAGTAGGATAGTTTAGTGCTACTTCATAATGAGTAACTTCTATGTTTTGTAACTTTGGAAAGTCTAATGGACGTTCTTGTATTGGTGTTTTCTTTCCAGGACTCATTGACGCTACACTATAACGTTGTAAGCACCCTTCTAGACTGTCAGTAAAATCTTCTGACATCTCACCGGCAACGCCGATTTTAAATTCATATACTTTTTTTGCTTCTGCGAGGTATTTTTCAAACATGTTCATTCCCTATTATTAATTATTTATCCATATTCTTAAGTTTTTCTAGCAGACTATTGCGGTCAGTAATGATGGCTCCTTCGCCTTGTACAATGCCACCGTCATCAATACCGCCGTCTTTATCCATTTTCTCTTTTTTAAGTTGTAGGTCAATCATTTTTAATTTCTTGTCCATTTTAGCAACTTTAGCATCTAGTGATGTTTTTAACATACCACCTGCTACTTCAAAAACTCTACTAGCGTAACGTGATTCGACATTCATGCCTAAGTCCATTAGATCATCATAAGCTGTTAATGCTCGTTGTGCTATATCATTAAGTTCTTCATCTGCTTTTTCGCCAAGACCTTTTACTGCTGGTAATGCTCCAGCAATCTTATCAAATTCAGCAATATCTCGCAACGTATCATTTTGTTGCTGTATTACATCCTTTTTTTCTTTTTTCTGTTCTTTTTTGATTATATCCTTGCTATCAGGTAAATCAAGTAAGTCTTCTAATTTCTTGGTCATTGGTCTCTCATTATATGCTACTATTATATTTAGCTAAACTATTTAGGTACGTGATCCTTGATGGAACATATCCTTTTCGGTAATAACTCTAAAATTAATGCCTTTAGACTTAGCATATGCTCTTGCGGCTTCCCACTTTGCCATATTTAGTGCTACGTGTGCTTGATTATGTTTTGAGTTTCCGGCGTTTTCCATTGTAACTTGTTTGTCTGGTTTTACTTCAATAAGTTCAACCATATTTTTACCTTTTTTAGTTTTATACTGTATAAAGAAGTCCGGAACGTATACTGTATGTCTACCGGTAAATGGATTTCTATAAGGAATTTTTACTGCTTCACTAGCCCAAGCCTGAATTGCCGGATTTTCATCGCAAAATTTCATAAACGCAAACTCCCAACTACTTCTGTATGATGGTGTTTTACGTCCTACATATTTGTCAGGATTTTTAATATTATATTTGCCTTGAGCAAACTTGGCCATAGGACTAACCTACTAAGTTTCTTGCTTCTACAGGAGTTGTAGTATTATCAACTCTAAATCCTAAACTACTAATTCGTTGTCTATTAAAGTTAATAACTTGGGCAACTGTAAAACTTAATTGTAGTTTATTAAGGCCACCTAATGTGTCTATTAATTCAAATACTTTTAAACCGTCAATTTTTGCTTGTTGTAAAAGTATTGCTCCCGTAGATTTTGCCGCTTCTTTATCAAACCCTTTGTTTTCTAAAAATCCAATAACAGCATCAACTTCGTTACTTGGATATGCTAATTGTTTAGCGTAAAATGTGTTGAATATCTTTTTAGTTTGGCTTTGACTAT